TCACAGGTCTTACTTCTCACACTATGACTCTAGGTAACTTAGGTTACACTGGTGCAACAAACGCTAACTATATTACAAACAATAACCAGTTAACTAACGGTTCTGGGTACATTACATCTTACGTTAATACAACTTACAGTGCTGGTTCTGGTCTTGATTTATCAGGTACAACTTTTAGTATTGAGAGTGACTTGCGTGGAGAAGCTTGGACTATTGGTCGTGATGGCAACGATTACATCTCAGTAGAGTCAACATACATACAGTTTGTTCTTGATGGTGCAGAAGACATGCGTTTAGAAAACGATGGTGACTTACACGTTGAAGGTAACGTTGTTGCTTATTCTACAACAGTATCAGATGAACGTCTAAAGAAAGACATCGTTAAGATAGACAATGCCTTAGATAAAGTATCACAGCTAAATGGTTACACATTTGAATACTTAGCTGATGGCAAAAAGTCTGCTGGTGTTATTGCTCAAGAGGTCGAAAAGGTAATGCCAAGTGCAATTACTGAAAGCACGTTACCTCTTAAGATGGGTGACGATGATAAGACTGAATACAAGACAGTACAATATGATCAACTTCACGGATTAATGATTGAAGCAATCAAAGAACTTAAAGCTGAAATCGAAGAACTAAAAGCGAGATAAACTAAATGACTTTACCATCCAGCGGACAGATAACTCTTAACCAAGTTAATGTAGAGCTTGGCAATAGTGGTACGGCACAAATAAGTTTGAACGACAGTGCTGTAAGAACTTTATTTGATGATGCTTCTGGTCAAATTGCTATGTCTCAAGGGTATGGTAAGGCTAATGCACAGTATATTTCAGCCTCTGGTGGTACAACATCTACTTCTGGTGGTTATAAATATCATACGTTTACTTCGTCAGGTACATTTACAGTAAGTACTGTTGGAAATGCCGCAGGTTCAAACACCCTACAGTATCTTGTAGTAGCTGGTGGAGGGGGCGGTGGTACAGCTCACGGCGGTGGCGGTGGTGCTGGCGGTTACAGGACAGGTTCTGCTAACTCTTCTGCTCAAGGATATAGTATTACTATAGGTGCTGGCGGTAACGGCGGTGCTTATTTATCATCAGGTAGCAATGGTTCTAACAGTTCTGGCTTTGGTTTAACCTCAACTGGCGGCGGTGGCGGCGGTGGTGAAGGCTATAATGGTAAGGCTGGGGGTTCTGGTGGTGGAGCATCAGGTGGGCCAGATACTAGGTATGGTGGTTCAGGAACTTCAGGTCAAGGTAATAATGGTGGTAATAGAGTTAATAGCTATTATTCTGGTGGTGCTGGTGGTGGTGGAGCAAGCCAAGCTGGTACTCAACAAAACGGTTATGGTAGCTCTAATGGTACTGCTGGGGGTAATGGCTCTCAGTGGTTAAATGGAACATACTACGCTGGCGGGGGCGGTGGAGGTGCTTGGGATTACTCAGGCGGTTCTGGCGGTTCTGGTGGTGGTGCTAATGGTGGTAGTTCAAACCAACCTTATGCTTCTTCAGGCTCTGCTAATACAGGCGGTGGTGGCGGTGGTGGCCGATCTCTTGGTTACGATGGAACTAGATATGGTGGCGGCGGCGGTTCTGGTGTTGTTATTGTTCGATACGCTATCTCTTAAAGGTAAATAAAAATATGGCACATTACGCAAAGATTATAGAAGGCACAGTTGTAGAGGTAATTGTTGCTGATGAAGATTATATTAGTGAGCTTGAAGGTACGTGGGTACAAACCTCATACAATAGCAACATAAGAAAAAATTATGCTAGTATAGGTGGTACTTACGATAGCACTAGAGACGCTTTTATACACCCAAAACCATACCCTTCATGGGTATTAGATGAAGATACTTGTCAATGGAACGCACCAGTAGAAATACCTGATACAGAAAACAAATATGTCTGGGACGAAGATACTAAATCTTGGACATTAGTATCAGGTATCATTGATTAAACTACAACGACGAAATCTAGGAGCAATAAATGTTTGGTACTAGCCCTTTTGCATCCGCTACCTTTGCAGGTATAGGAAGTGAAGAATATGATTTAACAGCTAGTACTATTACTACTGGTGCTGTAAGTGTAGCTAACGCTACAATCCAACAAGGGGAGACTCTAGGTGGATTGTCTATTACTACTGGTGCTGTAAGTGTAGCTAATACTACATTCCAAGAAGATGAGACTTTAGGTACACTACCTATTACTACTGGTTCTGTAAGTTTACCTTCTGTTACATTCCAAGGTAATGAGACTTTAGGTACACTACCCATTACTACTGGTGCTGTAAGTGTAGCTAGTACTACATTACAAGAGGATGAGACTCTAGGTACACTACCTATTACTACTGGTTCTGTAAGTTTACCTTCTGTTACATTACAAGAGGATGAGACTTTAGGTACACTACCTATTACTACAGGGCAACCAGTATTAGGACAACCTATTATTAACGTAGGTAGGTCATTTTCCACTGGTAGTCTAGATACTAATAACCCTATCCTTGATACTGCACTACTACAGGAAGATGAAACATTTTCTGCTGTTAGTATTAGTACAGGAAACCCAGTTTTACCTTCTGTTGAAATGCAAAAGGGTGAACCATTTTTTGCTTCACCTATAACTTCAGGTACGCCAGAAATTTCTAGTGCTGTAATATTACAAAACCACACAGTATCTACAGCAAACCTAAATACTGCTCCTGTATCCTTACCTTCCGTTACAATGTCAGAAGAAGAGACATTTTCTACTGGGGAGTTACTGTCAGGTTCTCCTGTTGTTAACAATGCAACTTTATCAGAAGGAGAGTCATTTTCCGCTGGGGATTTACTAGCAGGGTCGCCAGTCTTAGGCAACTGTGTTATAACATTCAACCTAGTATTAAGTTCTGACAACATAAACTCAGGGATACCAGAATTAGGTAGTACTAGAGTAATAAGAAATCACGACATGGTATTAGATAATGTTATAAGTGGAGTACCAGTCTTAGGTGAACCTTACTACAACCCAGCTGGAGCTAGGGTAGTTAATATAGGTAGTAGACGTATAGGTAGCAGAGTTAAATTAAATAGTGGCAACAAGATTAAGGTAGTCTAATGGCTTTTAGAATTAAAACAAATGATACTAGCCCTAAGTTGGCGGCAACTCTTGAAGATGCAAACGGTGGCTCAGTAAATATTTCGGGTGCTAGTGCAAGGTTTCATATGAAGGCGTTTGAATCAACGTCCCTTAAGGTAGATTCACCTATGACGATTACAGATGCTTCTGGTGGTACACTACAGTACTCTTGGGTAAATGCAGATACTGATACTGCTGGTACTTACTACGGTGAAATAGAAGTTACATATGCTGATAGCGCAGTAGAGACTTTTCCTAACAATGGTTACTTTACTATTATTATTACGGAGGACTTAGATTAATGGCTAAAGTAGGTGATAGAGTAAGTTGGTCTTCATCAGGTGGTACAGCAAGAGGTATCATAAGAAGTATACATCGTGACGGTGCAGTACCTAACATACCTGTAAAGATAACAGGTACTAAAGAGGAACCAGCGGCACGTATAGAGCTAGTTGATGATGAAGGTAAACCACGTAATCAGTTTGTTGGTCACAAAATGACTAGCTTAAATAAATATGCTGAGGTTGTAGACAAAGCAGACAAGCCACTAAACAAACCTTTCAGATTACCAAAAGGGTCTAGTAAGAAGTTTGGTGTATACGTTAAGTCTGGTGACAAGACTGTCAAAGTTACATTCGGCGACCCTAACATGGAAATTCGTCGAGATGACCCGAAAGCTAGAGCTAACTTTAGAAGCCGACACTCATGTAGTACGGCTAAAGATAAAACCTCAGCAAGATATTGGTCTTGTAGAATGTGGAGTGGTAGCACAGTGGGAAGTATGACTAAAGATATTACAGGTCAAATATTAAAGACCGATGAAGAACAACGTATGGTCTATGGCTGGGCTTCTGTAGTAACCGAAAAGGGTGAACCAGTAGTTGACAGACAAGGCGATGTAATTAAACCTGACACGTTAGTAAGTGCCGTAAATAAGTTTATGGAGCATGTACGTGTAGGTAAAGAAATGCACAAGGGCGAACAGATTGGTGCCGTTATCCACTCTATGCCTATCACTAAAGAGATTGGTGATTCCCTTGGCATCCAGAGTGACCGAGAAGGTTGGATAGTAGCGTTTAAAGTATATAACGATGATGTCTGGGCTAAGGTAAAATCTGGTGAACTAGCCGCCT